GGAAATTCCTTCACCGTTGAGACCTATTGGTGAACTCATTCTCAGTTACTCTTCTGGACCTAACTTCCGTCCCGCATTATTAGGACTTTCTCTGGACATTATTGCCCTGGAAAGACACCCGAACATCGTGGCGGCGTTAAGAACTGTGTGTAACTATACGGGAAGATCGCTTATGACTTACTATGATTCCGAATTACAACACCTCCTCTCTAAACGAGAAAATGATGTTAGAATCCGTCAGATGACAGGGTTAATGATCGGTAAGTTAGCTAAGAAGTTTGAGGCGGCCGGTAAGGTTAGAGTATTTGCTATTACAGATTCTTGAACGCAATCAGCGTTAAAGCCTCTTCATAGTTTCTTGTTCTCTATTCTTAAGAATATTGAACAAGATGGTACTTTTAACCAGCTTAAACCAATCTCCACTTTATTAGAAGGTAAACCTTCTTATTTAGCGAGTTTTGATTTATCAGCTGCTACTGACCGTCTTCCTATTAAGTTTCAGGTAGATCTACTTTCCCAGTTTATGGGGAAGGAGTTCTCTGAAGCTTGAAAGGTCTTATTAGTTGACCGTCCTTGGCATATTAAAGAATCAGACGATGTTTATCGTCCTCTTTATTATTCCGTTGGACAACCGATGGGAGCTTTGTCATCATGAGCAATGTTAGCTCTATCTCACCACTTTATCGTTCAGATTGCAGCGAGAAGAGTAGGATGGGTAGTATGGTTTAAACACTATGCTATCTTAGGTGATGATATCGTTATAGCTGATGAAGCTGTAGCGAATGCATACCTTTCTATTATGAAGGATCTTGGATTAGAAATTAATCTTTCTAAATCTTTGATCTCTAAATTAGGAGTATGTGAATTTGCAAAACATTTAATTGCACATGATGCCGACTATTCTCCTCTTGGACCAAAGGCTATTCAAGGTGTTATATCTAATTGATATAACCTGAATACCTTAGTTCTTGATATGATGAATAAGGCAGTGACAGTTTCTGATGTTTACGTTAAGAGTTTAATTAAAGCAGATAACTCTGCTTTAATTGGTAAACTTAAACGAAATTTACCAAGTGTATCATTACACTTGATGAATTCGTTTGGAGTTTATCAGTCTTTG